AAGCTCCGTCCATGGCTATCACCTACAGTGACAACCAATCTCAATGTTTAAACTTGTAGGAAAGCCCCACTCCCACTCCCACACCAATGCCCAGCTTCATCCATGTGTGCTTGTCTTTCAGAACCTGCTTGATGGTCTTTTTCTGGTCATTGCAGTTGGCCAACTGGTCTTCTACATTCTTGGTCTCAGCCTGACCCCCAGCCAACTCAACCGTCTTTTTCTGGTCATCAGCAACGAGGTCTGCCAACTTAGGTAGCTCAGCCTCTGGCAGGTTGAGTACATCAGGGGACTCGCTGGGCGTCATGTCCAACCCGGCTTCCTGTTTTACGAAGGCTTCCTGTTGCACTGGTGTCTGAGCTTGAGCCCGTTGCTTCTGCACAGCAACCACCTGAGTCTGTGCGGTGGTCTCTATCGCCTTCTGCTGGGTCTGTAGCGTGGTCTCTTGCGTCTGCAATGTCTTCAGCGTCTGTTGGGCTGCAACGGTCTTGTCATGGTCAGGGAGCCAGATGTAGCGCCCGTACAGAACACCAACGGCTAGGAGAATCGTGAGAATGATTGCGAGGTAGAGCTTGTCTTTTAGAGTCATGGTTTCACACACCAACAGGAAGTTCTGGAGAGGTTGTGTCTACCGCTGGGGCAGCGGTCAGCCTCAGGGATGAGGGCAGGGAGACCACCACGTACTGCTGTAGTGACCTTTGCTTGGGAAGAGCTTGGATAGAACTTCATGATTTTATTTTCAAACTGTACGGGCACGGTTAACCAATCTTAATGAGGTGAAAATGGTCAATTAAAAACCCAGCCACAGCACCAACCACAGAGCTGGCACCTATTACCCACCAACGCCAATTCTCCAACGCCTTCAGGCGGTCATCTATCTGAGCTAATAGCCCGGGAGTTCCATTTCTAAATAGAGGTTTAATGAGTGCTTCAATATTAGTGGTTTTATCTACGTATATATCGAGTTTACTGCCCAGAGATTTTAGCTCTTGCAATATCAAATCCAGTGTTCCTGTTTCCATGGGGTCGTCCTCTATCTGTAACGGGTTGGTGGGTAAAGGTGGCATAAGTAACATTACAATGAGTGGCCAAAGACTGGCTCAATAGTAGCCAACTTGGAAAGTAGGGCCCCAAGGCTCATGCCTGTGGTTGCTCCCCAACTTATGTAAGTGTCAATTACTTGCTGAGGTAGAGGAGTTGGGTCAAAGACCAAAGGCAGTACCAATACCCGTGGGTCTTGTGCCGCTGCATCTAGTTGGTGTGAGTCACACAGCATCTGGACAATTGCCCACCCCTCACTGGTAGCAGGGTAGGTAGGACAGAGCCAGTCTTTCCCATATGCGATACAGACGGGCATTGTGAGGGTAGAGACCGGGTCAGTAAAGAATTGAGACAAGAAGTAACGTGATTGCATATGCCCCTAGCTTGAGCTAATCATCTGGGTGTTGTGGATTAGAAGGTCACCAATGTAGTAATTGTGCTCACCATACTCATCAGCTTTGACGGAAATTAGAGCTTTGGTTCCAACCATGGTGTCTAGCGTCGCACCCGGTACCCGGTAAGCTGGCACCCATTGACCGTCTGAGTACACAGACTCACAAGGGCTATTACGGTGACCGTCGATCATCCGCCATGCACAGCAAGGGGATAGAGAGGATTGCTCTACCACACGGTAGACAGTGGAGTTGCTCTGGAAGCTCCAGCCTTTGATGTAGTCTCCAGCTATTACCTGTCCAGCGGGGATTAGTCCCTTACCTTGGATGTCAACCAGCTCAGCTACCTCTGGGCAGCCACCACCACCACCAGAGCCACCCGTGCCATAGTTAGTAGCAGCCAGCGTGGTGAGCGCAATAGAGCTACCAAAGTAGTAGCGTCCATCCCCAGCAGCTTGGATGGCCATGACAGCGTTAACGGCAGTCGGTGGAGGGTTGCCATTGGTGAATCCCATAACACCCGTTGTGGCGTTGATGTAGGAGTACAGGTAGTAGGTCGTACTGGACGCTAAGCCTGTGTAGCTGACTGAGCCAGCCTGTAGGGGTAGCGTAGAGCCGTCTGGACGGAGCACAGACTGTGAAGTCCATGACAGACCCACAGAGCTGTTGGTGATCAGACCAGCGGAAGTGTAGGTGATGGACTGGGCAGGAATAATGCTGCCCTGTTGGTTTAGCAAAGTGGAGGTTCCGTTGCCAAGGATTGCTCCTTGAGACACGAGTCCAGTTGATGCGCTCACGGTGCCGGGGTTGAGACCGGGGACGGTGAAGGGAACAGCGGTCAGTGTCGCCAAGTCTTGAGGGCAGTTGCCAAAATTGTTGACCGACTGGAACTTGAAGTAGATCGTCTTTCCATACCACGTTGGGTCATACGTGTATTTCATGATGGTGCTGTCCAGACGCATGAACAATGAGCCAGCGGCATGAGCTGAGACGGTTGAACCCAACTGCCCACGTTGCAGGTAACCATTCATTGTGTACTGGTTCGCACCTGTAAGGGCACACGCTGAATAGCTAATGATTTCCCCACCCACATAGCACATCGTGTTGTTAGAGTCAGCGTCTGTTGTGGTTCCAGCTTCTAGGGGCGCTGAGTTGTCAACCATCGTAACCACCATGGAGTTGACCGTGTCAGGGTCACTTCCAGAGGGCAGCGCTGAAGCCAATACACCCAGTCGGCTGGAACTGGTGATGCTTCCAACCTGTACGTATTTGGTCTGGTCTTGCGATACCCACACATTGCATGAGCCCCAGTTGCTGGAGATGCCGTCAGCACCAATCCAAATCTGGTTACCTGCATACCCCGTCAGTCGGCTGGGGGCTTCAAACATGACAACCTCAGAAGCATCGGGCTGAGCATAAGCATTGACTACAACATCCCCGGCTGAGATTCCTTTGTTGTACAGAACAGGCTGGTGGACGCCCCAGACGTAATCCTCTGCGGTGACCTCAATACCGTTCTTGGGGTCATCAACAATCTTGGTGACACGTACAGCCATGTTGACGATGTCAAGGTTGAGGTTGTTGGAATTTGCAGCCCACCCTGACGAGGTAGAGATGGTCACGATGTCCATGGGCTCAAGGTAGCTGTAGCTGTAGGGGAGAGTGAACGTGTAGGTGTTGCGGGTGTTCACAGCACGCTTCAGCCGCATGTTGGCAGCGAAGGTGGCAGAGGTCAACGTGGTGATGAAGTCCCAATCTTGCGGGTCTTCAAGTCTCAACCCGTAACGGTTGATGGCAGCTTGGTCAGACTCCTGCACGATTTCATCAGCGTACTGGTTCTGTCTGTTCTTGAACTGCACTTGCACTTTGTTGCTGGCATCCTGCCATGCAGAACGCTCAATCTTTATCGGGTCGTCTCCATCCTTAGATACGAAGCAGGTGTCGTCCAGCGCGACGGTGAAGCTCTGGGGTGCTATCCATGTGCAGCCGTTACCAGCCGCTGAGGTATCACCATAGGGCACGAGTTTGAGCAAACCCTCTGACATGAACGCTGAGCACATGCCAGCTTCAAGCCATTTACCAATCGCTGAGGATGCGCTGTCTTGGTTATCCATCACAGGAGAGATGAAGAATGACTGTGAGGCAAACCAATTCCAAGCTGTGGATGCGGTCGAGCGTGAGCCGGGTGTTGATGCAGCACCACCCCAAGTGCCATTTGCACCATTGTCAATGGCTGAGATTGGAAACGGTGTCTTGCCACTTCCTAACCCCTGAGTTGTGTTAGTTAGTACGTTGTAGATGCATTGCACGGGGTTGCAATCGGTGATGCCACCACCGAATGCATCAGATGTCAATACTTCAAACGTGTTGTCTTGTATCTCAGCGCTGGAGCCCAGCTCCATGGGGTAGAACAGAGCGTATGCTATACCCGTGTACCCCAGAGCCTCACTCGGAAAAGCTGGATTGAAATATTCCTGACCGTTATCACTGTGTTCAAGACCCGTGAGTAGGTAGGGAGCAACAGCCTGACCCACACCCCCGCCGAACAACTCAAAGTTGAGTAGAGTGTCAGAGGGGCTTGTTACTGCGGATTTATTTTCGTACCCCCACGATATCAAGACTTCTTTGTTCACATCAGCAGAGGCAAACTGGTACTTAGGAGTTGCGTTGTTTTGGCTCCAAAAGCGATAGGTTCCTGAGACGGTGGGGGTGTAGTTGACGGATGTTAGCGCTGTACCATCAATGGACGTGCCGTTGTTATAGAAAACAACCCCACGATCAATTTGGGGGGAGAATGCCTCACCTGGATAGATCACCAAGCCAGAAGGAATCAGGTCGGTCTCTTGTGCAAGGAACTCTTGCAGGGAGAACTGATAGGACACCTGAGCACTCTTGCCCATGTCGGCTGAGCTGAAGTGGTAGGTGTTCCCGGTCTCAGCAGCGGTAGCAGCGTGGGTCTCAGCTACACCAGCAGGGTTGTTCACGGTGATACTGGTAGCTGTGGATGCTGAGCAAGTGAAAGTTCCGTTGTTGCCCGTGTTGGTGACGAATCCAGCGATGATAAAAGCAAAGCCAATGTAAGCGTTGGACGCACCAGACATGTAGGGGCTCGTGCCACCAGTGAAGGTACCGTTGTAGACCGTCGTGCCACCTGAGGCTGTGGTGCAAGAGGTGACAGTGAAGGTTCCAATGCTTGCTGGATTGATTGAGTATTGGCCTGTTGTGAGAACTGTTCCGTATGGCATCAACGTCATGGGCGCTAGGTCAGAGCCACTCAATACCGTGGATGCAGGGGCTCCAAAGTCGGTGTAGGTGCTGGAGTATGTGTTGGTGAGAGCTACCCCATTGTTAGCCATCAAAGTGGCTGCAAACGATGGGGCATATACCGTGTGAGCCAACGCTCCGATTACTTCGTTGGTGCCCGTGGTGCTCAGCCAAGTTTGGCCAGACCACACATTTCCAATGGCAGTAACGTTGCCCGCACAGAGAGCAGCGATAACATCAGCGGTGTAGAGTTCAGATGAGCCACCCTTACCCCCACCTTTACCTCCGCTACCACCTGAGACACCATGGAGCCCAGACATCCAGATAAGCGATTGCTGAATTTTGTTCTGCCCCATCAGCCAAGGTAGTGGATACCCCTGCTTGCTCTGGGTGATGCGGATACCGTTGATCTTTGTTGGTTTTGACTGACTACCGCCGAAAATACCCATTACAGTACCTCATTCAATGCATAAAACTTGTGCGTGGCTCTGCGGAGCCGTGGATGATTTGTACCGCTGGACATGCGTACTCCACCGTGGGCAATAGCGTGGATAAGAGTTGGCCACTCAATGACGATTCCGGCGTGGGCGAATGCTAAGCCAAGCTTGTAAACCACCACATCCCCGGGCTGGACTTCATCCTCACTGATCTCATGCATGTAGCTCTCGATAGTATTAAGGTAAGTCTTATCAGGGAGGTGCTGAGCAACCTGAAGGCTGTACGTCATATCAATGCCCAGGTCGCCAGCAGGAATCAGGTTGCACTTCTGATAGACTGCCTTGATGAGCATTCCGCAATCGGTTCCGCCGTGTTCACCCTTGACTTGACTCCACCCTACATAGGGCGTTCCAACCCAAGTTTTTGCCTCTGCTACAACAGCTTCTCTTTGTTCTGGTGTCATGGCTAGACCGCGCTCGTGGGTACGGGAGTGTAAGGCGTCCCGCCGAAGTTGATGAGGTTGTTGGTCGTCGTTCCAGCAGCGGTCTTGGTCGTTGCACAGGCTGGCATCGTCTTGTTGCAGCCCATCAGCACAGAGAATGTGTCACCAGCAACTACAGGTAGAAGCAGGGGGTAAGCAAGCTCAAGGGTTCCTGAGGAGTCGTGCAGCTTGACAGTCTGAGACAGCCCAGCGTTGGCACCAGCAGTACAAGTCACCACACCTTGGCTGAAGTACCCAGCGGCTTGAGTAAACGTTGTGACGGGCTGGAGAGTCCATTGAGTGCTACCAGCCTTGGCTGTGAAGTTGACCGTGTAGTTGGCAGCGGTCAATGTGCAGTTGCTGTCACAGAAGCTCCATGGACAATCGCTCTGGAAGAGCCGGGTCGGCACCTTCATGTCGAGCAGGTACATCGGGTCGGCACACTCAAACTCAACATGGACACGGTTGACATCTGAAATCTTGGTGATAGTACCCACAAACTTGGTCTCAATGCCGTTGCTCACATTGCCGTAACCACCAAGGGGCATGTATGCCGTGTAGACCTGCACTTGAGCTGCATCAAACAGCCCCTGCATAGCCGCTGCCAGAGTCCCCATCGTGGTGGATGGATAAACCGTGTTGGGCTGAGGCACACAGGTCAAAGTCATTGTGTTGGCCTTGCAGGAGAACGAAGCCTCACTGGTAATAGCCCCACGAGTCCACACGCCAAATGCCGTGGATGAGAACGTCGTAGTTGCCCCAGACCACCCGGCTGTACCAGAAGGTACGGTGATGTCAAACTGCCCATCTGTCGTGGTCATCACCGTGCCCGTAGGCAACGTGATAACAAAGAGGTCGGCGCGCAACACGTTAGTATTGCTCTGTAAGAATGTGACCAGCGAGGTTGGCATTAGTCTTTTCATGATTACCTTATAGGTTATCTTCCCATCCGATAACATTGATAAATGAGTTTGTCTGTGCGCCGACGTAGATGGTCGTGGTTTCTAACATGAGTTCGCACTGAATCTTGCCCCATGAGGCTCCACCACCCATTGGGGAGTTGGCACTGCTGGAAATATTCCCAGCGGTATTGCTTGGCGAGACACAGTTTTCAATGCTTGACGACCCGTTACCAGTGACCACCAGTTTGATAGAGCTTGCTGTGGTGGGAACGTAAGACACCACCGAAAAGCCTATCCACGTCGGGGTCGTAACATCACCCTGTGCTCCACTGCATAGGAGAGGTAGTCCAGTGAGGTTCCCCCCTGATACTTTGTATTGAACCTTGCGCCCACGTTGAGTGAATGACAGCGGGTACTTATTGACAGAGTCGGTGCGAATCCAGCCTATGCGTGCCCCATAGGTGTAGCCGCTGGGCATCGTGGGTGCTGTGGAGGATAACGAGAGCAAGCCAGCAGGGGTAGCTCCATTGCTAATGACCCACACGCTATACCAAGTCGAAGCTGCCACTGTTCCAGTATCCAAGCCATTCGCACCTGATCCCGTACAGGCGATTGTCAGGTTAACGCCTCTTGCTGTTATGTAGTAGTTGCTGCTGCTCTCAAGCATTACCTCGTCAGCGGTTACAGACACGTTGGTGTTTAGCCCGGTAGCGGAAGCAACCAAGTTGCGGAAGGCCCCAGCGATACCAACGGTTGACGCACCAGCAGCGGTTACGGCTGTGGTCACGTATGCCGTTGTGGCTAACTTCGTGCTGTTGTCCCCAGTGGTCTGGGTTGCTGCTGTGGTTCCGTTGGGCAGTGCCGGAGTCCCTGAGAGATTGGCTGCTGTCCCTGTCGTAGATTGATTCCACGTTGGAATAGTCCCCAACTGGCTGTAGGGGATTGTTGGCAACTGAGTCACAGGCAGTGTTCCAGTCGTCAAGTCTGAAGCTGATACAACCACATTGGATGACAGTTGATGCCCGTTTACCGTGGTGCTGGTAGCTACCCGGCTGGTATCCGATGGATGAATGTGAGCAGCGTCTGAATACTTCCCTGTAGCTCCAATGGTGGCAACCCCGTCCATGATTGGGGCTGTGGTGGCAGCTACCGGGATGGTTACACCAGAAGTACCCGAGTAGGTTATTCCTGAGCCAGCACTGCCCATGGTGCCTGAGCCTGTGGATGAGACATACTCAGAGCTGAACTTGATGCTATTGACATCCCACAGGTCAACCCCAGAGTTTCTAGTGAAGGAACGAACTGCATCAATGGTGTCTTCTGCAAAGCGACACAGGAAGTAGAAGGTGCCAGTGACGGTAAGTACAGCACCAGAGGCTGGAGCTGTGGTAAAGACCACAACACCTGTGTTGCTAATCAACGATGTGGTACTCAACACCCCATTTACATACACACTAGGAGGAGAAATCCAGTTTTGGATGATGTCCTGAGCCCCATTGATGGTACGGCTGAGTTGGAATGTGGTTGTGGTTCCATTACCTACACCAAACTGTGAGGCTGTTACCATGGAATCTTGCGGGTCTTGGAATAGGAACAGACCAGCTCCACCAGAGGTGGCCATGTAGATGGACATGAACTGGGCAAGCACGGATGACGCTAAAGCTTCATTACCTTGAATGGAATCTAAATCAAGCTCAAAGTCCCATGTGGGGTATGGCTTGAGGCTCACCGCTGAGGTCATCCCCGCTGCCGTCTTCTGGCTGACCGTATTGAAGTGCGGGGTCTTTTTAAGACCCTTAGCCATGCTGATAGGTAATGCTGGCATTATTGGATAACTCATTAGCGTGCCTTCTTGCTTGCTTTACGGAATGTGTCGTTGACGTGACGTTGGAATGTGGTTGCGTGCTTCTTGAGCATGTCCTCAACACCATCTCTATCAATGGCTGTGACGTGGGGTGCATAGGTCAGGTGGTTGTGGGTGTCCCCTTTGCTGGAGCCCCCGGATACGTTGTCTTTCACCTGTTGAGTCAGTGCCTTGCTAACGACGGTCTCACCGGGCATCAACATGGCTGGTACAGAGTCGGTGTTGCCGTAGCCGGGTACAGAACCACCGTCAGCAAAGCCCATGACGGCTGCGAAGGTCAGGGCTGCGGCTACTGGAGCCAGCACAACGTTGGCCGGGTAGGGGACATGCTCTGTGACAGAGGCGTATTGCTTAGCGGCTGCATGTGCGGCTGCTTTCTCTTGCTCCATGTCACCCAGCAGGATGGACTTGAGAACAACCTCAGCGGCAGTCTCCAACATCTGCTCACCCATCTTGGCGAAGGCTTGAGCCATGTTCTTACCTTCGAAGATGGATTTGATGGCTGTCTTAGCCACAGCGTCAGCCATGCGGTCTTCAGCTTGCTGAACGCGCTTGAGCTTTCGCTTTTCCTCATCGTCAGTAATCTTGACCATGTTGTTAGCGTGCTGTGCAGCTTGCTCTTCAGCCCTGTGGTTGATGGCCGCACGTTCCGATATTTCCTTAGGCCCCTCACCCTTAATGAGTGCCAGTTCCTTGGCGTTAGCTTGCTGTTCTAACTTGAAGCGGGTTTTCTCGGAATCTTGCTCAGCCTTTACATACTCAGAGTAGGCATGTCGGTGAGCAGCCAGCTTCATCTCAGCGGCTTGCTTGTCCTTCTCAAAGCCAATCTGAGCCATCTTGGTCTCAAAGGCATTCTGCTGTTGTGCAGCTTTCTTAGTCTCCTCATCCAATCGCTTTTGTATCTCAATCTTCTCGTCTACAGAGGTGGCCAGAGCCTGTACATCTTTGCGGTAGGACTTCTCAGCAGCCTTGGCTATGGCATCGGTATGGGCTTGCTGTTCATTAGCCCAGCGTTGCTCAACAATCTTCTTCTTCTCTACGTTGCCAGACGCCTCTTTGAGGTCGGCTTCATATTCTTTACGCTTGATGGCAAGTGCCTTGTCAGCGTACGCAACCTCAGCGTCAAACTCTTTGCCAGCGGCTGTGATAGCTGCCTGTGCTCTGGCATCCGGGTCGGCCTTGTCACCTTTGTTGCCAGCGTTGGACTCGGCTTCATTAGCCTCAGCTAGGGAGATAGCCAGCTCTTTCTCAGCAGACGCATGGGCTAACGCACCCTGAGCAACGCTGTGCTCCAGTGCAGCCGACTGGGCTAGAGCCTGATTGTTGGCTTTAGTGCGGTCAACCTTGCCCTCAGCAGCCTTTAACTGGGCAACCTTCTCAACCACCTTGCCTTGGTTGTTCAGAACACCAAGCAGCTCGTTCTGTGCGTCAATCTCTTTGTCAGTCCAACCAACCCCCGCAGCCTTCAGGGCATTGCTGGCTTCTACAAACTTCTTGTAGTCCCCCTGCTTGCCTACGTCTGGTGCGGCTGTCCACTTGTCGGCCTTCATTCCCTGTTGGTATTCGAGAATCTTTTGGGCAGATTCCTTGGTGCCCTTGAGGAGGTCACCAGCTTCCTTATCCTTGCCCTGTGCCAACAGGGAGTCATACTTGTTCTTGAACTCATCAAGAGCGTGCTGAGCACCACGAGACCCAGAGCCTAGTTGGTACCAGTCAGCCTTCATCGTTGCGAAGGCTGCGTCCGCTGCCTTGGCTAGGATGTCGAATGTTTCCATCAACTGTTTCAGTGAGGCATGGTCAAGTAGCTCTAATTGCTTATTGAGAGCCCCAAAGTGATTACCAGCCAACTCATCAGCACGTACGCCAACCTCCAACAGCTTGTCATCCAGACTGGTGAATACCTCTGCTGACTTGGTGCCGAAGCTAACCTGAGCTTGCTGCATCTTCTCAGCGGCTTCCTTGAGTTCCTTGTGCTTCTCAACCAGCTTGCTAATAACCTCAATTGCCGCTATTACACCGATGATGGGTAGCATTGTTGAGAACGCCAAGCCAACACCGGGGATTTGAGCAATGAGGCTATTGAGGGCACGGGGCAACCGTACCCCAGTGGCGTTCTCTAGCAGCATGATTCCGCCTCTGGCTTTAGTCATGGAGTAATCCATGCTGTCGCCAGCTTGGCCAGACTTGCCCTTCAGGTCGTCTAAGTCAGACTTGACCTTGCCCATATCCTCACGGAATTGAGCAGTCTCAGCTTGCAGCGAGATTATGAGTTTGCCTATTTCTGACATGTCATTCCTTGGGAGCTAAGCTAGGCCAGCATTCGTTGAACAACGTCTCAGCATCGGTACGACCCTGAGACTCCAGACTGGCTATGGTGCGGCTGCGAATCTCTTGATACTTCTCTGCGGGTGAACCAGCGGGTAAGCTACCGACCACTTCCTTGATGAGCTTCTTAATCTCTTTGGTCTGCTCTTCCACGGGGTCAACTTCTCTTATGAAATCCATGGGGCTGATAATCGGTGAGTCAGAGCTTTGACGGTTTGCGTTGTAGACCGCTGAGGCTGTAATGGCGTGGGCTAGGCGTTCGTACTTGAAGCGGATGCTCTTACGCTTACAGAGGGCATAGAACATGCCGGGGTCGATGTCTTCGAACTCTTCCAGTGAGAGCCCAAGGTCGTACCGGGCTATTGACCACAAATCCACCCATGTAACCGGGGGCTCCTCTATGCGGTCACTGGTGCGTTTGGGCTTTCTGATGCACCCGTGCTCTCTGATGCACCCGTGCTCTCTGCCTCTTGTAGCGTCTTCTCAACATCTACCAACCATGGGAAGAGCAGGTACAAAATGGCGTTAGAGATTGGCACCTGCACAACGGGGTTGAGCATGTCCAACACTTCATCCAGAGTAACCTCAGGGTTGTAACGTTGCAGACCACCGTGAACAATCGAGGGAAAGTCACGGCTGGAAATACCCTTCTGCCAGACCTCATACTTCTTTAGGTCGAGACCAGTAGCGTCCTCAACGGCTGCTATGCTGCGGTAGTCATAGCAAAGCTTCCATGTCTTCAACGTCCCATCCTCGTTGTCAATTTCCAACGTGAAGTGGGGTGTGATACATGTCTTGATGATGGATTCCTTCATTGCATTCCTCGGGGGTAGTTGCGGGGGCATTGCTGCCCCCGGCTAGGAATCAGGGTTAGACAATCGTCCAAGGGCCTGTCAGCTTGACCTTGTAGTCAATCGTTGCTGGCTTGTCGAGCGGGAGAGAAATCGTGGCAGACTCAACGATTCCGCTGAAGCTCTTGCTACCCAGAGACAGCGGGTAAGTAACCTTGAACGGAACGGCTGCACCCGCCAGACGGATTGCTTCCAACCCAACCTGAGTGGTGTCACCCGGCTCATACCAGCACTTGATGTCACAGGTACCCGGCTCCTGCGTACCAGCGATGTAGGTATCGACGCCGCTCGTGGTTAGCATGTTGGTTGTCTTTTCCGTGCTGACCTTGTCTCCGCTGAATGCTACGGAGCTGACGCCAACTAGAACGGTGAAAGTAGTAGGGCTGAGGACAGTTGCATAGGAAACGGATGTGCCTAAGCCGACGATGGGATTGCTCATGTTATTGCTCCTCTTCCGGCTTAGCCGGAACTTCGTTGTTGCTCATTCTTGCCATGTCGGCGAAGAAGTCTTCAGGTAGCGTGCTGTTACCTACCATGGGAAATTGTGGGTGACCGATGTACTGCGAGATGGGGCAGACGCTGTCACCGTGGGCTCGTGCCACACATAGTTGGTCTGCATCACAGCTATCAAGCTGGTTGTTCTGCATGGCTTCCAATTGGAAGTAGTAGTCTTCAATGCCGTAGTTGTTGTACTTGTGGGACTCCCAGTAGGACTTCACGTACATGTGGCTGGTGCCACAGGCGTATGGGTGGTGTCTTTCACCCGGAGAGAAGTAATACTTGAAGCAGTCGCCGTTGGTGGTGTTGTAGTAGTTGATGTTGTGCCAGCCAGTAACAGCCTTGCCTGACTCGACTAACCTAGCCACCTGTACCGCAACACGGTCTTTGCTTGACCAGTCATCCTCATCCCAAGTGACGCAGACTTCACCATTGGCGTAGGACGTGCCTAAGTTCCGTAGAGACCCAACGGGCATACGCTCACAGCGGAAATACTTGATGCGGTCATCAACGGGGAGAAGGCTCTCAATGGGCTCATCACTGTTGTCTAACACGATGACTTCAAGAGAACCGTCATAGGTTTGGTTAAGGGCACAGCTCAAAGCTAGACGGAAGAATCTATCTCCGTAGCCGACTGGCAGAATGCACGAAACTGAAGGTTTGCTATCCATTACGTTTCTTGTTCTCTCTGTATGCAGCGTTGCGGTCACGCTGTAGCTTCTTGGCCGATGTGCGGCCTAACTCTCTGTCATTGGCGTCATCTTCCAAGGCTGCCTCTGTTTGGTCACGCTTTATGAGCCGTTGGTTAAGTTCGCGGAAGCCCTGTGCATACACCTCTAAGACTTCGTCTTTGCAGCCTTCCCAAGCCCTTGCCATCCAGTGTTTGCCCTCCATCTTGGAGGTACCGAACTCTTGGAACATTCCCCAGAAGGCTGACTTGGTAGGGCCGATGTTGGTGTTCAGAACTTCCCCACCTACATCGCTCGACCACTTGTTCTTGTAGACCAGCTGCTCCTCAAGGATTCCGACCCCAACTGGGACTGTGTCAGCCATGGCAGCAATAACTACTTCAGCCGCTGGCTTGGCTGCTTTCACCATCATTGACTTGGCTGCTTTGGGAGCAACGTCAGACAGCATGGTGGAAATGTCTTCGAAGCCTTTGAGGTCAATGCCCATGGTTTACCTGTGGAGAAATGTGAACGTGATGCCACCCCGGTAAAGTCTGGAATCCTCTTCAAACATTTCCGGTATGTCCTTGGCATCGGTGTAAAGAACAACTGTGCCGTCTGGTAACGTGCCGTGGTAGGTATCTAGCAGGGCGTGTAGTGCAGCCTTGCCGTACGCAATGTCGTGGTAGACCGTTGACCAGATGTTTATCTCTACGGCCTGACGGGTCTGGAATGTGCCCATGTTAGAGATGGCTTCCTGATTGGTGCTCACCACGCTGTAAGTCAGGGCCGGAGTTGTGTAGTTCAGCGGTAACACCACCTGAGTGACACAGGTGCTCACAATCGCTGTGAGAGGGGCGTACGAGTTCAGCAATGTAAAAAGCCCTTCAACGAGCATTTACATCACCTCATTCAGTACACTTGCGAGAATCTGGATTTCACGGTGTTGCATGTTCTTGTCAAGGAGCGACTTGATAAGAAACGTCTGTCCGTCGCACACAATGCGGTCATTCACACCAATATTTAAAGACGGGTTGTAGCGAATCTTGATGGTGTAGGTGGATGACTCGATGAACTCATTGGTCTGGTACAGGAGCTGCCCACGGAGAGCATCAATCGAGCCCCAGAGGGTGGCATAAGTCACCCATGTGGTCACCTCACCAAACGAGTTGGGCGTGCCAGACTTAGACTGGAAGTGGAGACGCTTATTGAGCTTTCCCGCTGGAGTGACATCAGGGTAGTTGGCCATTAGCGGACGTACCCCATAGGCTGGCTGCGATAACCGGAGAGAAGCATGTCGGCCACTCTGTTAACTGTGGCGGAGTCCCCTCTGTTCTCCCACCAGTCAGTCACCATCAAACTGATGGCCACCTTGATGGGCTCTGGGCAGTTGTTCCCATACCCAGCGGTGAATTGAACCTGAACAGCGTTGTGTGTGGCGTAGGCGTAGGGCCAGATGTTGCTACCCGTGGGATTAACCACGCATGGCTCAGAGGCGTAGTCCACGACGTAAGCTGAAGGGCTCAGCGTAGTGAACACCCCGGTTGAGTCGGCCTGATACATGATTGCCGTTACTGCCGTGACTGGACTCTTGGGAATGCGGAACGTTTGAGCGTTGGCATAGAACTGCATGAAGGTTGGGTAGTCGCCTCTTGCAGGTGCTTGCTGTGAGAACCAGCCGTATGGGAAACAGTCGAGGTAGTAGACCCAGTTAGACGTGACGATGCACCTACCCGTAATTAGCTCAGCACGCTGGCGTGCAGCGGTGATGAGTGAGGAGATGAGGGCGTCGTCTGTGGTATCGGTTGAGTCAATCTTTAGCGCATTCTTCATATCCGCTAAAGCAATTGGCTCGGTTCCCGTTACCAACACGTTCTGTACAGAGATGGGCATCTATTAGCTTTCTGGGTTGACTACGTCTGGGGTTTGGTCTACAGCGATTCCAGCGGCTACCCAGTTGGCTCCGATGGCGTCATCAACGACGAGGACATCGCCGGGAGTTGTGGTGCCAGTTTCGGTGATTACACTCACCAGCATCCTTACTGTCATCTGCGTTTCCTTGTGGCTATCTCAATAGCCTTCTTGCGTACTGCTGTCTCTGCAACGCGCTCAGCCAACCCTATCTCAATCCAAGCGAGTGCAAGCCTGTCTGCGACCTCGATGACGACGCCACGTTCAATCATGGAATCGCCAACGATGTCGGCAGTGGTAACAAACGCCTGTAGAGTCTTAATGTGCATAAGAGGATTGGGGGCTCCGAAGAGCCCCCGGTTGGGTTACTGAATCTTGCAAGCCACCATTGGAGTGTTACCAGCGTTGGTTGCAACACCACCTGCTGAGGCGAAGCCTACAAAGCCAACTTCGAAGGCAGGAGCGTAACGCTCAGCCAAGCGGAACATCGTGTGGAGAGGGGCTCCACCAGCGATACGCAGCGTGTAGGCTTGCTTGAAGTCGCCGAACAGAACAGCGTAGGCGTTGGTTGCGATATTGGGCATCTGGGTAGCAAGAGCTACCTTGTGACCAAGGATGGTACCAGCGATTGCAGCCTGACCACCATCGTTGTAAGGCAGGAACAGAGGACGGTTGTTGTTGTCCACGATGTTCGAGATTGCGTACAGGGTGCTGTTGTTCACTGCGAAGCTGGCATTGGGAACATAGGCAGGGTCAAGAGAAGCAGCCAAGTTGACCAAGTCTTTGTAAGCCAGCGTGGCTACAGCGGCGGTGGTGATACCCGTGGTGTAGGTGCTGAGGGCAGCGATGTTGCCAGCGTTACCTGCATAAATCAGGTTGCTGATACCACGCCAGTAGCGGAGTGCAAACTGGTCTTTAATCCAGCTATCAGCATCGAATCCAGCCGAGTTGAGCACGTCCAGAGAAACCTTGACAACACCAGTGGTCAGGTTGTCACAAGCCAGCGTCAAGCTGGAGGTGGAGGGGTCAACTTCAGTTGCGTCGGTACCGGATACAACAGCGGCCAAGGTGTTGGCGGTGTCGTTAGCGGTCACGATTCGCATCGGCTTCATATCAGGGGTTTCCATGATATTGACCAAGTTGACCAACTGACCGTAGCTCTTCTTAGCTTGAACAATCTGGTCGTCAAATACCTGAGGTACAAGGATGGAGGTTGAGGAGCCAGTGATGTCACGGGTTTCAACCTGTCCGTTCTGCATCCAAGTGCGGAAGCTATTACGGATTTCCTTGCTGCGGGTCTCGGGGCTAGAAGCGGAAGCGTGCTCACCAACCTGTGGGAGCTGCATTTCCTTGCCACGGGTTTCAAGAGCGGAACGCTCTTCCTTCTCAAGGGTGGCAATAACAGCGGCGATATTCTGGGTATCGGCCACCATGGCTTCGTACTTGGTGCGAACTTCAGAGGTAATGCGTTCTGCACCCGTGATAAATGCTGTCGCTTCTGCGTTCAGCTTTGCGTATTGTGCGCGTAATTCGGCTACGGTCATCGGAGTTGTCCTATAAGTGAGTTGGGGCTTACGCTGGGGGCTCCGACGAGGAGTGAGCGGTAGGCTTTACTACAAGGCTGGGTAACTTACCCATTCAAGGGCTGCACTGAGGCGTTATGGCCTTACACTTATAAGAACGTTTTGACTTATAGGAATTGACCAACTATTTGCGATGGGTAGAGAAATAACTCCAGACACAGTTAAGCCCAGCTATCTCAAGCTGGGCTCACCGTAGATAAGTGACCACCTCCTTTACAGCAAGGGAAGGCTAACTCTCAGTTTCATACAGGCTATTTCATTGCAGTCACAGCCATCGCAGTCACAAGGGTCATCAGAGCAATTAGCACAGTTACCGTCAAGGCACGGTTGACACTCGCACTGACAGCCCTCCGTAGACCGGGTCTTAGGGGCCTCTGCCTCTGGGGTGGCGGTTGGTGGCTTGACCTCTGAAGCTGTCAGGTTGCTACGCAGCTCCGGTGGGCACGAGCGGACACTAACGCTGTTGGATGGGTAGGCAGCAAATGAGCAGGGGCTGATTTCAAGCAGCTCAGCCTCCTTTATGGTGCGTACCGTTTGGCCGTCCGTGTATGCCCAGTCATCATCAATGGTGATAAACCCGAATGAGCAGCCGTCCAAGTCTTTGCGGTCAATGGACTCAGCCAAGTCAGAGGCTGACGTGGTGTTGGGCAGCTTGCAGTTGAACTTGAGCCCCTTTGACGTATCTGACAGGCTGAGGGTTCCAGACTTGGTGCGACCCATGAGTAGCGTAGGCTCATGGTCGCGGAGCAAAAGCACGTCCCCCGAGATAGAGCCAGCAAAAGCACCCGGAGCAATCAGCTCAATGAATCCACCGAGGTCACAAGATGGTGTGTTGTAGGTGACGGTGCCGGAGATGGTACGGCTACCATCATCGGCCTTTGACACCCGGAATTCTGTTGCGTGAAGACTGCGGATTTCTTTACTCATGGCTTAGTATTTCCTTTGCTTTGGTCTCTGCCTTGTCAGCCTCAATGGCAAACACCAGAGCCTTGGTTAGTTTGGACATCTCTACCTCAGTTGCAC